TGAAAATAGCATTTCATGATAATTCTCTTTCTTTGAGGGGAACTACTGTAGCAATTTATGATTGGGCATATTGGACTAGGCATTATCTTGGAATTGAACCAATTATTATGTTTGATGTGAATCATTCTGCAAATGATTCTGGTGTTATTGAAAAATTTGAATCTGAATTTTCGGTATTTGGGTATTCAAATTTAAGCCAAATTGATACTATTTTGGAAAAAAATAATTGTGATGCCTTTTTGATGGAAAAGGGAGGCGAACCAGATGGGGTACTTTCATCTGTATGTAAAAATTTAATTAATGCTATTTCTGGAAATTGGAAATCAGAATGGGTGCATGGAGATGTTTATGCTATGGGATCCAAATGGTTATCAAAAATAACTGATTATAAAATTCCATATGTTCCTTACATGGTTTATCTTCCCAATACTGATGAAAATATGAGGAATGAACTGGGAATTCCTCAAAATGATTTAGTTTTTGGTAGAAATGGTGGATGGGAAACTTTTGATTTGGAATTTGTGAAGCAAGCAATTGTTGAAGTTTTGGAAGAAAGAACTGACATTTGGTTTGTTTTTCAATTTACCGAACCCTTTATCAATCACGAAAGAGTGATATATCTTCCTGGAACTGCGAATTTGGAAACAAAGGTCAAGTTTATTAATACATGTGATGTTATGCTCCATGCAAGAAAAGTTGGTGAGTCTTTTGGATTATCTTGTGCGGAATTTTCAATCAGAAATAAACCTATTATTACTTATTACAATTCACCAGAAAAAAATCACATAGATACTTTAGGAGAAAGGGGAATTTATTACGAAAATAAATCAGATATTCTTTATATTCTTAGAAATTTAGATAAAAATGAAATAAATCAGTTGGAATGGAATTGTTATCAAGATTATTCTCCAGAAAAAGTAGTTCAAAAATTTAAAGAGGTTTATTTGAAATGAAATCATTAGTAACAGGTGGGGCAGGATTTATTGGTTCAAATTTAGTTGATGCACTTATTAAATTGGGACATGATGTAGTTGTAATTGATAACGAGAGTGCAGAATCTAATGAAGAATTTTATTGGAATCCAAAAGCACAAAATTATAAGTATGATATTCGTGATTATGAAAATACACGTTCTCTTTATGATGGAGTTGATTATGTTTTCCATATTGCAGCAGAATCAAGAATTCAACCAGCAATACTCAATCCAATCGAAGCAGTAAGTGTTAATTGTGTTGGTACTGTTACAGTTCTTCAGTGTGCTAGAGAAGCAGAAGTAAAGAAAGTAATTTATTCTTCAACATCTTCTGGATATGGATTTAATGAACCACCCAACCACGAAAATCAACCTGATGACTGCTTGAATCCTTATTCAGTATCTAAAGTTGCTGGAGAAAAACTTTGTAAAATGTATACGAATCTTTTTGGATTAAAAACAGTTATTTTTAGATACTTTAATGTTTATGGTGAAAGGCAACCTTTAAGGGGGCAATATGCTCCAGTAATTGGAATTTTCTTACGTCAAAGAAATGATGGTGAACCATTGACTATTGTTGGTGATGGGGAACAACGCAGGGACTTTACTCATGTTTCTGATGTAGTTCAAGCAAATATTCTTGCAGTAACAAAAGATGTTGGTGATGAGTTTTATGGTGAACTTTATAATGTTGGATGTGGGAAAAATTATTCAGTTAATGAAATTGCGAATGCTATTTCAGAAAATCAAATAAATATTCCAGCAAGAATTGGTGAGTCACGAATTACTCTTGCGAATAATGGAAAATTGAGAACCATTTTTGGATGGAGACCTCAAGTAAATTTAATGGATTGGATTAAAACTCAATGAATTTATTAATAGAATATTTTAGATCTCCTGATTATCAGAGACATAGTGAATATCTTACTTGTATTCACGAGAATTTGGAAAATGAAAACATTGAAAAGATATATGTTTTCATTTCTGATGATTCCAAATTAAATTTTAAATCGGATAAAATAAAAGTAATCCAAAGAAAAGAAAGACCTACTTATAAAGATCTTTTTGAATTTTGTAATAAAAATTTAAAAGATGAAATTTGTATAATTGCAAATGCAGATATTATCTTGGATGATACTATTTCAGTTGTAAAGGATACTGATTTGGATAAAGTTTTTCTTGCCTTGACTAGGTGGGAAGTATTTTGTGAAAATGGTGAATGGTGTATTGCACCATTTGATAATGCATCATCTCAAGATGTTTGGATTTTCAAATCTCCAATTGTAACATCCAAAGAATTTCAATTCACTTTAGGAATACCAGGATGTGATAATAAGATTGCTAAATTAATGGCAGAACAAGGATATAAATTAAAAAATCCAGGTAAGCAAATTGTTTCTGCACACTATCATCTTTCTGGATTTAGAAATTATAGTAATAATGATAGAATTCATGGTCCTTATCTTTGTTTAGTTCCAAATGATGATATCAACAAAGATACAGAATATATTGAGATTGATGGATTCGACGAACACGGAAGGGCTTATAGGATAGAAAGAAAAAGTGATAATTGATACAATTGGGTGCTTGACACCCCTTTCTTTTTGCTATATACTTTTGTAATGTTTCGTAACAAAACGTAAATGACTGTAACGACTAATGAGTTCGGGCAACAAAATATGTTTGCTAAAGAACCTAAAATGTATGTGTCTCAAAGTGATGCAGAACGTTATGCACTTCAAACCCATGCTGAACGTGCCGAAAAAATCAATGGACGTGCTGCGATGCTTGGATTTGTTGCTGCACTTGTATCTTATGCAACCACAGGACACCTCTTCTTTGGTGTAATCTGATGAGTCAAGTAATCTTTACTGTTACCAGTATTGCTTTCTTTGTGCTTCTTGCACATTCTGTCAATCAACTTTCTGAAACTTACTAAGGAGAAAAACAATGAACGAACGAGCAGAACGTATTAATGGTTGGTTTGCTATGATTGGAATTATGGCTGCTATGGGTGCCTATGCACTGACTGGGCAAGTGATCCCTGGAGTATGGTGAGTTCCTAACATAATTAAGTATTCATACTTATCCTCACTCTAAATATGGGTGGGGATTTTTTTTATTTTATGCCTAGAAACGAATTTTCAAAAGAAGAAATTAGGTGTTACGTAGAGAAGTTAAAGGGTCAATTGTATAACGAGCAGATTGGTTATACATCAGACCCAAAAAGATTAGCAAACAAATATCTCAATCAAGTTCTGGATAAAATTCAGGAGTATTATAGATGATATATTTTTTTGCTGCTTATTATGCAATTATTTTATTTTTGATTTTAATAAAAACATCATCATCTAAATAAGATAGTGTCAAGATGAGGCAAAATGACCTTAGATCTTCATAACTTTTTTAAGTATTATGATGATGGTAATGCGAATCATGTGGCAGCAGTTCAATGGTTAGAAGATAACCTTCCTGCTGAATTCATGGATGACTCAGAAACAGACTGGATTGGAATCTTTAGAACTAAACCACCCACACCAGCAGTTCTCAATGTTCCATACTTTAATCAAGTAGATAACTATAGAGACGCACACAGAACTTGTAATAGTTCATCCTGTGCTATGTGCCTTGCTTTTCTCAAGCCAGGTTCAATCAAAGGTGATGACGAATATGTCAAAAAAGTATTTGCGATTGGTGACACGACTGACCATGCGGTACAGACAAAAGTTCTGGCAGGTTATGGAGTTAAGTCACACTTTAGTTACAATCTTTCTTTTGCTGACATTGATAAGAGTCTTGATGCTGGGAAACCTGTTGTTATTGGTATCCTTCATAGGGGTTCTTTATCTTCACCTACTGGTGGGCACATGTGTGTTGTAATTGGTAAGACTCCAGATGGCAAAGGATATTATATTAATGATCCATATGGTTCTCTCAATGATAACTATACTGGTCCTGTGACAAATGGTAAGAAAACCATTTATACCAAAGCAGTGCTCAAGCATCGTTGGTGTCCAGGAGGAAATGATGGATGGGGCAGAATCTTCGATTAATTTCAAGAGAAAGATTTTACAAAAAATCAAAGATCTAACAAATCACGGAAAGCATTTAGAGGCTTCCAAACTTTTCGACAAATACTTTGGAGACTACAATGGCAAGAATAGACCTACATAACTTTTTTAAATTTTATGATGAAAAAAATCAAAACCATGTGAAGGCAGTCCAGTGGTTAGAAGATAACCTACCAGTCAAGTATCTAGAAGATAACATTGATTGGGCTGAGATTTATAGAGGAAAAAAGGGTAATGCGGCACCAGCATCAGAACCAACTGCTGCCGCTCCTGTAGTTGGTGGTGACGATATGCCTATGATGGGACTTAGATTAATCAAGGAATTTGAAGGATGTCACTTAAAAGCATATCCAGATCCTCTATCTGGTGGACTTCCAATCACGATTGGTTGGGGTTCAACTCGTAAGAAGGATGGTGGACCATTCCAACTTGGAGATCAAATTACTCAACAAGAAGCAGATGAACTACTGATTAGTCAGTGTAAGAATCAGTTTCTTCCTTCACTTCGTAAGATTCCTCACTGGAATGAAATGTCTGATGGTAAAAGAGGTGCCCTACTTTCTTTTGCTTATAATCTTGGTGCTGGTTTTTATGGTGGTGATAACTTTAATACTATCACACGCACACTGAAGAATAAAGAATGGGACAAAGTTCCAGATGCTTTATACCTCTACAGAAATCCTGGTTCTAATGTAGAAGCAGGACTTGCTCGTAGAAGAAAGGCAGAAGGTGAGGCTTGGAAAAAAAGTTAACCTATCACACTAACTAAAAATGGACAAGAAAAAGGAAAATGCTATGGGACAACTTATTCGTATTGTGATTTTGAGTTGGAGTGCTGCACTACTTACTGCAAGTTATGCTGGTATGTTTGCTAAAATGGACCCTACATTTATTGCGACTGTCTTCACTGCCTCTGCTGCAACATTTGGTATTAACACGATGAAGAAAGGTGGAGACGATGATGACGAAAAAAAAGAAGAACCTAAAAGAGAAGAGTTTGTAGTAGCACCACCAGAACCACCTGCTCCTGAAGTATTACCAGAAACTCTTGAAGCAAGAGTTGAAGCACTAGAAACCAAAGTAGAAGATGGTGAAGGATTTGTTCAACCTCGCACAGGAGTATAATGTCTAAGTCAGCAAACAAAGGTAAGAAAGGTTCTGCTGGAGGTAAAAACTCTAAGCAGAACCAGGGTAATGCTACAGCAAAGAAAGCAAAAAACGGTGGTAAGAAAAAATAATGAGGTGTTATGCCAAGAGAGTGGAATACTCCCAAACGTGAATGTTGGAATGCTCCAATTCATCAAATTCTTAAAGCCATAGATAATCACACCCGTCTTTACTTTGAGACGGGTGATTTTTGGCATGAAGAGCAAGCACAAATATTGCGAAAATATGTGAAAGATTTAAAGGTATGGATACACAAACAAGAGGGGAGATGGGATGAGTAATTTGCCTTGGGGAGTTATTATAGTTCTTGGTTCTGGTTTGATATTTACTGCCTATGTGATTTACTACATATTAAGACTAGCATATTTGGAAATGAAAGATGAGCAAAAAATGTAATCCAACATTTGGTAATGGGGACAAAAGAAAAGCTACTGGACAATGTAGAAGTTCTGCTCAAAAGAAAGCATCAAATGCAAGGAAAAATTCTAGTGGTAAAAAGAAATGAGTAAATTAGCATTAGTATTATCAGTTACAAGTTTGGCAGTCAGTGCTGCTATTGGTGTTGGAGCTTACATCACATACCAAAAAGCACAAAAGATTTTAGACAATCCAGAAGAATTTGTTGGTGCTGTTGTGGAGAAGCAAGTATCAAAGGCATTTGAGAAACTTCCTATTCCTAAACTAAATACTGAGAAGTTTAAATTGCCATTCTAATGGATAAAGACCCATATATCTATAGAGTAAAACAAGTATTAAGAGTAGTTGATGGTGACACAATCGATGCGGACATTGATCTTGGGTTCGATATTTCTCTTACTAAGCGAGTACGCCTTAGTGGTGTTGATACTCCAGAAAGTCGTACAACCGATCTCAAAGAAAAAGCACTCGGATTAGAAGTCAAAGAATGGTTGAAAAAAAATCTTGATGGTAAAAAAAATATTCTTATTAAAACAGAACTTCCAGATTCAACTGAAAAGTATGGGAGAATTCTTGGAAGGTTATATGTTGATGATGTATGTCTTAATGATCGTATGATTTCTGAAGGATATGCTTGGACTTATGATGGTGGAACAAAGAAGAAAGACTTTGATGAACTGGAGTCTAAGCGTAAGAAGTAATTACTTATCGTGTGCTTTTTTATATTGGTTTACCTTTTCTTTCTTCCATTCTTTTTTAAGTAATTTGAGATTCTTTTTATCTAATTCTGCCGCAAAATAAAGTTGTAATTCATAGGGAGTAAGATCCTTGTTTAAAAGTTTCTTGCCTCTTATGAATATTTGTTGAACGATAGGTTTCATTTTACCTACCATCCATTCCACCATAGATTTGCCAATAATAGCCGCAGCAACAGAAGCAGTAGCAGTGGTGCCAGCAAGTATAACCTGTTCTTTTGGAGGAACTGGAACTTCCCCGATGATTGGTACTTCAATGACGGGCACTCCTAAGTTACTATTTTTAGGGACATCATCGGAAATATTTCGATTATCTTGTGAATTTTGAACAGGAACTTGAACCTGTGGTATAATTGGTGCAGTATCAGGGAGTCCTCTGGATTTTTCTTCTTTTTCCTCTTCTTTCTTTTTTTGTTCTGCTCTTACAGCAGCATCAAACTCTTCTTGAGTTGGAACATCAATCACTGGATATTTGATTGTTGTATCTGGCATGTTGATAATTGGCATATCAACTTGTGGTATCACAGAACGTTCCGTTTTGCGAGTTACGGGAGGTTCTATTGTAGGAATAATTGGTGGAGGTTCACTTCTTATTTGAATTGGTTTGATTTCCATTTGCTACATCCTGTACTCGTGGGTATCTCACAACTATATCTGCACAAATTTTTGCATAAGGACTTTCTGGGTGAAATGATATTCCATTCTTTAACGCTTCACCGCACTTCAAAAGTCTCACAAGTTCAAAGTCAAGTCGTGCCTTATCTGCTTCTGCTTGCTGTCTGGTAATTTCTGTACGAGCTCTTGCTTTACAAAGTTCTTGTAATGAACCATCTAGAGGAAAATTAAATCCAAAAGAGATGCCAGCATTTCCACTATAAGATTGGAATGTTTGTGGGTCCTCATTATAGTTTGTATTTCCCAATATAAATGGTGCAACACTCATTGTTGGACCTTGACAAGAAACACCTCCACCATAAGTATTTAAAGCAAAAGGACCCTGAAGCACCTGAACTGCCTGGTTAGTTACATTACCAGTCGCAGATGCTGAAGGTCCTGCAATATTAGTATTGCTTGGTGCTTGTTGCCCTTTACTTGAACCAGTTAATGTTAACAGTAAAAATATTACTGTGTAAAGACTGATATAGTGTTTGTTATAGAATCTTCGGTAGTTTTTCTGTCTATCCATGTTTCTTTTGCCACTCCAGGAGTCAGATAAGTTTCACTAAATTGGAATGGAGCACCTTGAGTTTGAATGGTGTAATTCATACCAGGAGCAGGAGTTCCTGGTATATTGATGTTGGTGCCAGTGACTGTGTAAGATGTTCCAGTAGAATATTCTACTTGCC